CAGTTAAATATCCTAAAACATATTTTGTAGAGCTATGATTGAAACTAAAAGATGCTTCAAATGTAAAAGAGTAAAGCCTTTATGGTTATTTATTAAACAACCTAAAGGTGCATATATGAGAGAATCAGAGAAAGGAGTAAGCATCAACTGCAAAAGATGTGTGTTAAAAAGTTACGATGGTAGTTTACTTGAAACATATATAGATGAAAGAGGTAGAAGAAATTTCAGACGAAACTACATGACTAAATTACAAGCAATTAAAAAGATATATTTATGACACCAAAAGAGAAAGCATTTGATTTAATTAAAAAATTTAGCCCTTGTGATATAAAGCATTTATCAATAGATAAACTTGATTGGGATTATGTAGTATCAGAGTTCAGATATGATCCATTAGAACACGCTTTAATATGCGTTGATGAGATAATGGATTCTAGTCCTATGTATTATACTGGTTTTGAATATGAAAGCAATTTAGAATATTGGCAAGAAGTTAAACAAGAAATAGAAAAGTTATGAAAGATAAAATAATAGACTGGGCAAAAGAAAGAAACTTAATAAAAGAAGACAATGCACCTAAACAAATAATAAAACTTAATGAAGAAGTCGGAGAATTATGTAGTGCATATTTAAAACAAAATGATTTAGAACTATACGATGCAATAGGAGACATCCAAGTAGTATTAATTATACTTTGCGAACAATTAGATATAGACTATGACAAAGCATTAGAAAGTGCCTATAACGTTATTAAAAATCGAAAAGGCAAAACAGTAAACGGTACATTCATTAAAAAGGTTAACTAACAGTTAGCCTTTTTTTATTTCTTTATTACAAAATGATTACATTCTAATCAAAAAATGATTATATTTACATCGTGAAAACATTAAACGAAATAGCACAAGGACACGAAAACTATTTAAACATAGTTAGTACATTTGGCGGCTACGTAAATAAAGAAGATGTTGTACAAGAAATGTACATTAGAATATACGACCATCTACAAAAGTATCCTGATAAAGAAATAAATCTATTCTACATTTGGACAACCTTAAGAAACATATACTTTGATATATACAAAGAAGATTGTAAGCATTGTGATTTAGACATTAAAGAGTTTAAAAAAGTTCAAACAAGCGAATGTAACAAACTAAAAGAAGAAAAGTTAATAAGTATTGAGAATGCAATTAACGACAAACTAGAAGAACTACATTACTTTGATAAGATGCTATTCAAGATATACACAACTACAAACAAATCATTAAGAACCTTATCCGACGAAATGAATATAAGTGTAAGAACATTACATTGGTCCATAAAGAAAACAAAAGAATACTTAAACACCGAAATAGGAGAAGATTACCAGGATTATAAAAACAACGATTTAGAATTAATATAATGGAAGAGAATAAACCAAAACAAACAAGAAAAAGAAAACCTAGAAGTAAAGGACTAGGTGATACAGTAGAAAAGATAACAACAGCAACAGGAATAAAAGCATTAGTTAAATTTGCATTCGGAGAGGACTGTGGTTGTGACAAAAGAAAAGATTATCTAAACAAAAAGTTTCCTTACTTTAAACCAAACTGTTTAACTGAAGATGAATACAACTACCTAACAAAATTCTTTGAAGTTAAAAAACTATCTATTAAACCAACAGAACAAAATGAACTGTTAAAAATATACAACAGAGTATTAAACCAAAAACAAGAACCAACTAATTGTAGTGATTGTTGGAGAGATATAATAAACAAAATTAAAACAGTTTACGATGCCTACGAAACTAACTGAAGTATTTGAATGGTATCAAGTAAAGATGTACATTAAAGAAGATTGTAAACTATATCATAAAGCATTCTTAATGTTATGTAACAATTAGACTATGGAAAATAAATCAGGTAGACCAAACAAAATAAAAGATCCACAGCATTTATGGGAATTATTCCAAGAGTACAAGATACACACTAAAAATAATCCTATATTAAAACATACATTTGTAGGTAAAGATGGCAGGAGTGAATACAGTGAATTAGAACGACCTTTAACGATAGAGGGGTTTGAAAACTATTGTGCAGACGCAGGAATTATTAAAGATTTAAGCCATTATTTTGCTAACACAAATAATAGATACAAACGATTTTTAACTATCTGTACGCGTATAAGGAGAGAAGTTAGGTCAGACCAAATATCAGGAGGTATGGCAGGGATATACAATCCTAGCATAACGCAAAGGTTAAATAACTTAGTTGATAAGCAAGAGATAGCACATGTTGAACAGCCATTATTTAATGATGATGAAGATGAAGAAATAGATGAGTGACTTTAAGCTAACAACTGTAATAAAGAAAATACGCAAACTAGATAAATTTGTTAAAGGGGTTCAAGGTGGTACTTCAGCAGGTAAAACTTTCGGAATACTACCTATCCTTATACATATTGCTGCTAAGTATTCTAACACAGAAATATCAATCGTTGCTGAATCTATACCACACCTTAAAAGAGGTGCAATGAAAGACTTTAAAAAGATAATGATAGCGACACATAGGTATTTAGATATGAGGTGGAATGCATCTGATTTTAAATATACATTTGCTAATGGTAGTGTGATTGAATTTTTTAGTGCTGATAATGATGCAAAGTTAAGAGGTGCTAGACGTGACTACCTTTACATGAATGAGTGTAACAATATGACATTTCATGCTTACACAGAATTAGCATCAAGAACAAAGAAAGGCGTTTATTTAGATTGGAACCCGGTTAACGAGTTCTGGTTTCATTCAGAATTAAAAGGTGATGATGATGTTGACTTTTTAATTGTTAACTACAAAGATAATGAAGCATGTCCTGAAAGTGCTTTAAACTTTATTTTAAAAGCCAAAGAAAAAGCAAAGACATCTAACTATTGGGATAACTGGTATCGTGTATATGGATTAGGTGAGATAGGTAATTTAGAGGGTGTAATATTTAACAACTGGAAAACTATTGATGCAATACCAAGTGAAGCAAAATTATTAGGGATAGGATTAGACTTTGGATATACTAACGACCCTACCGCAATAGTTGAAGTTTATTCATATGACAATCAAAGGATACTTAATGAGATATGTTATAAGACTGGAATGCTTAATTCTGATATCGCAAAAGTATTACCTAACAATGTAATTATTTATGCTGATAGTTCAGAGCCTAAATCAATAGATGAAATTAGAAGATATGGTAAAATGATTAAAGGAGTGACAAAAGGAAAAGACTCAATTAATTATGGTATTGATATTATGCAACAGCAAGAGTATTTAGTGACTTCTAATTCAACAAATCTAATTAAAGAATTTAGAACTTATACATGGGATAAGGATAAACAAGGAAACAAATTAAATAGACCTATCGATTCTAACAACCATATTTGCGATGCTGTAAGATATCACGAAATGGAAACAATAGGAATAAATAGAAACTTTGGTAAGTATAACATTTATTAAAAAATTAGTTAATATATATGAAATTTAAATTAACAGTACCAACAGATATAAGCGAAATAAAGTTAAAGGATTACCAACGCTTTATGAGAACTGTTGATGGTAGCAATGATGTTGAATTTGTCAATCAAAAAATGGTAGAATGTTTTTGTGGTATTGACTTAAAAGATGTTGCTAAAATAAGTTTATCAGATTTAGACAACCTAGTAGAACACTTTAATAAGTTATTTGAAAATAAAGGAACGTTTAAGAACAGATTTAGATTAAACGGTATTGATTATGGATTCATTCCTAACCTTGACAAAATAAGTAACGGTGAGTACATGGACATTGATTCTAATATAACAGATGTACAAAACTATCATATTGTTTTAGGTGTAATGTATAGACCAATAACAGATACGTTCAAGGATAAGTATAAGATAGAAGAATACGAGCCAAACGATGAACGATTTGAATTGATGAAAGAACTACCATTAGACATAGCATTATCTGCGGTTGTTTTTTTTTATCATTTAGGAAACGAGTTATTGAAAGCTTTGCCGTATTTTTTGGAGGAGGAGATGAACAGAATCAATATTCAGAACAATACCAGTTCGGACAAAAGTGGGGATGGTATCAAGCACTCTATCAACTTGCTAAAGGAGACGTTACC